GGATGATAATATTTGTTATAGTGTTTATGTTTTCAGGTTGTTAGAAACCTATAGAGAGTTGTTTTTTTTGCTCTTGTCTATCGTAAAATTTGTTTAATTAATTATAAGTATGGAGAATTTAAAATGTAAAGTCATGTTAGACGCCTTAAAATCTTTTAAAGGCATTGATGAAAATAAGTCTATGGAAAAAGAAATTATGGAAGCTATATATCAATTAGAAGATATAAATCAAGGCAAAGCTTTTATTAAAAATATTTCTAGAAAAGAAAACAATATAAAATGCACTTTTAATGTAAGTGATTTAACTAGATTTCTTTCCTTAATGCAAGAAGGAGGAGAATTTCTATTAAATAACGAAAAGCGTAACTGTAGAACATCAATTGTTAAATATCATTTCTTTGAAAGAATGGCAGAAACTAAAAAAGACAAAATACAAGAAATAGCTTATAACATTCAAGAATGGGCTAAATATAGTCAACCTCACTTTACTTCAAAAACTTGTGATGAATTCTTAAAAATATTTAAAGAACAAAAGAAAATATTAAAAGAAATTGAAAAAGCATCATGATATTAGATGAGTTTGGTTCAGGGGGCGTACCTTATGACGCAATTAATGATTATTACTTAACACTTAAAAAAGAAAAAACTATGTGTGGATTAGTTGGATTTAGCGGTAAAGCTGATACTAGTATATTTAAGGCTTTACACTTATTAGCAGATAATGACTCTAGAGGCGGGCACTCTACAGGATTATATGCAAACAATAAAATATACAAGACGACAGAAGAGTCTTTAAACATTCTACCTATGCTTGATACTCATGTAACAGGTAGTGTTCTTATAGGACACACAAGATTTGCAACTCATGGCCAACATACCGTTGAGAACGCACACCCATACCAATATAATAATATTATAGGTGCTCATAATGGCGTATTAAGTAATTATGAGGAAGTTGGTAAAAAGTTTGGAATAAAGAAAACTACTGTTGATTCTCAAATGATATTCAAATTATTAGCACAAGAAAAAAATGATAAACATTTAGGTCTATTTAGTGGAGCAAAAAATGTTATGTACACAAAAGGTGATAATAAATTATATGTATATCGTAGAGATAATCCTTTATATGGATTAGAAACAGAAGAAGGTTTTTATTTCAGCTCATTAAAAGAGGGATTAGAAAACATAAAGAAAGGAAAAGAAAAAGTAAAAGAAGTTCCTCAAAATAAGATTTATATTCTAGAAAATGGTAAGTTAGTTAAGACTATTAAAGTTAAACACAAGCCTGTTCCTGCAAAAGTTAGTGTTAATACTGACTGGAGGTCTTATGGTCATAATCACAGAAGTTATAATAATAACTATTTAACATATGATAACTATAATCTTTATGATGATGATAAAGATGAAAAAGATGAATATGGTTTAAAGGACTTTGAAACAATTCAAGATTACTCTGCTTTCATTTATGAATTATATTGTGACGCAAGTAATAGAGGATTTACTGAAGAAGAAGCTGAAAAGCTACTAGAATTGTATAACAAATTAAATCAAATGTCCTATGACTATTATTACTAAAGTTACTTGCCATTGCGATGGAAAAGAATATCCAATAGATGAATGTTGCCCCCTACTTGATGGGGGTTATGTTCATGAAGACAATTTAAATGAATATGTTAGTCTTCCTGACAGTTATGACGGAGTTTATATTCACAGAGATGACGCAATTTATTGTGAATGTAATAACTTTTATTATCCTGAAAATGACATGCATAACCACGATATAGAATGGGACCATTACGATGAATGTTGGAGATTTACTTACAATATGGTATTTGGTCAAACAGGTGATGGAGAGGGTTGGTTTAATGAGAATTGCGAGTATGTTTATTCAGAATCTAGAGATAGGTACTATATAAATGGAGATGTGGCTAGAGAATATGATATGGAATATTGTGACAGAAGAGAGGATTGGGTACATATAGATGATTTAGATGATGATGAAGAATGGAGTAATCAGTTTAAAGTTAATTCAAAAACATTTAAGAAAACACATGGAATGAAATATACATTCGGTGTTGAAATAGAAACATGTGATGGTTATATGGAATACAACCCTGATTTATCACTATCATGCGTCAACGATGGAAGTATAGAGGGAATGGAATATGTTACAGGTGTTCTTCAAGGAGATAAAGGATTAGAAATGTTAAAGTCAATCTGTAACGCTCTTCATGACGATTATTGTTATGTTGATAGGTCTTGTGGATTACACGTTCATATAGGTGGAGCTAACTTTAATAGAAAGTTTTCAATATTATCATTAATGTTAGGTCAAATAATACAAGATGAATTGTTTACTATGCTACCAAAATCAAGATTAACTAGCACTTATTGTTATAAAATCAAGGATAAATACGAAAATATTCAATATGTTAATAAAAAGTTATATCCTAGAACACATGATAGAACTTTAAAATTATTAGCAGAATATGTTCATAATGATACATCTAGATTTGGTTTAGGTAATAATAAAAATACTCCACATCCTTATGGTAGATATGCTAGCTCTAGGTATACATGGTTGAATTTAAACAATTGTAGTTATAAATTTAGTCCTGACACTATAGAATTTAGATGTCATAGTGGGACTACAGATTATGATAAAATGTATAATTGGATTCTTATATGTATGTGTTTTGTTAGTTTCGTGGAAAACAATCCTAGATTTATTATTGAGGCATTTAAAAATTATAACAAATATTCAATAGTAGATAGGGGTAATTTAGATTTGTCAGACATTATTAATGTAGGTTTAGCTAACAATCAAGAAGAAGCATCAAGACTTAAAGCTTATATTTCTGAAAGGAAAGAAAAGTTTAAACAAGATTAATCGCTACTCATTGGTAGAAAGGTATATGTCATGGTTATTGAAATATTAAGGTCATCTCCGTAACCATATGTGATTTGCATATACCTTTCTTAATATAAAGGTTTAGATTAGGCCTGGAGCTGAATACTTCGTCAACCAATCTAATAATACCCCTGCTATTTGGCGTGTAGGGGTTCCTTTATGTTAATAACTTTTTTTGACTATTAACAATTATTAACTTAAATTTAAAAAAAATTATGGAAATATTCGTATATATAATAGCTATTGGATTAGCTATGATGGCATCATTTGCAACAGGAATGTATGTGTGCACACAAATAAGTGAATGGATAAATAGAAAGACTAAAAAATAAACTTATGGATAAACTACAAAAAAATTTATGGTTTGATACCTTTTGGAAAGAATATCCTAAAAAGGTAGGCAAGAAACAATGCAAAACATATTGGTCTAAATTAAAATTGACGGCAGATATGTTCACTCTTATTATGGACAGTTTAGTTAATCAAAATTTACTGCGTGCTAAATATGCACAAAACAATGTGTGGTACCCTAATCCTCCTGACCCTATTCGTTGGCTTAAACATGAACGTTGGGAAGATGAACTACCACCTATTGATATTAAAGAAGTTAAACAGGTTTATGTAAAACCAAAATATAAAAATTATGATGAACGATAAATTAGATTTAGATATAGTTAAAGACGGTATTGATTATTTCATGGACTTTAGGATAGAAGAATTAAAGTCTGATGACCAATACTATCTTAAACATATAATTAAATATGTAGAATATTTAGAATTTAAAATAGATATTAAAAACGAAGCAATAAAAAACATGGAAATAAATGAATGAAATAGAACACTTAGAGCAAGTATTATTAGGTAAACTAATAAACAATGCAAATCATTATTATGAAAATCACACTTTACTAAATGAATCTTTATTTAATAAATATGAACATAAAGAATTATATAAGGTAATTGATGCGCAGTATCAAAAAAATAACAAAGTAGACTTAACTGAATTTTATTTATCATTTGGGGATAAGTCTTCAGCAATAAGTTTAGCACAACAATGTATAGATAAATCTTATGATTTGTATCAACCACAATCTCTTGTGTTAATGTTAAACCAATCAAATAGAAAGAAAAGTCTTAAAGGATTATGTTTAGAAACTTTAAAGAGAATTGAAAATGAAGATGATTTATTTGAAATGGTTAACGACATGGAAAGAAAAATACAGAAGATAGGTAATGTAGATGATTCTGAAATAGTTTCTATAGCAGAGCAAATGCCTAGTATGATGAAGGGTTTAGAAAAGAATATGCAATCTGATGGACTTACGGGTATTCCTAGTGGGTTTCTTTGTATAGATAACTTCACAAGTGGTTGGCAAAAACAAGATTTAGTTATAATTGGAGGAGCTTCTTCAATGGGTAAAACAAGTTTTGCTTTAAACTTAGCTCTTAATGCTGTTAAATTAGGGCACCCAACAGTTATATTTTCTTATGAAATGTCTGTAAATCAGATGCTTATGCGTATGGTAAGTGGAGATACTGATATTAATAATAAACATTTACTAAAGGGTAAAATATATGACAATGAACTAATAAAAATACACAGTAGTGTGTCTAGATTAGAAAAATTAGAAATGTATATAGATGAATGTAAAAATACATCTCTTAAATATCTTTTAAATAGAATAAGACAATATGTCATAGCTAAAAATGTACAGATGGTAGTAGTAGATTATATGCAATTAATATCTTATAATCTTCATGGTAGAAGTAGAGAACAAGAAGTGTCTCATGTAGCTAGAGCTTTAAAGAATATAGCTAAAGAATTAGATATAACTGTAATTGCTTTATCTCAATTATCTAGAAATGTTAGCAGGAGAGAAACAGGTAGGCCAACATTAGCAGATTTAAGGGAGTCAGGAGAGATAGAACAAGCTGCAGATGTAGTAACGTTTGTTTATAGACCAGAGTATTATGGAATTAAAACAGATGATATAGGTAAAAGCGTTGAAGGTATGGCAGAAATAATATTTGCCAAAGGAAGAAACATTGGTATAGGTAGTAGATATTTAAGGTTTATAGATTACTTAACAAAGTTTGAGGAGATATCAACATTTAAGAGTTGATAAGTTATATTCTTTTTGTTGTTTTATTTTTGTATATTTGTATTTATTAAGTACATTTGTACCTTATGATTAGGTTTGACGACAGTGTAAAAAAGGTTTCTAAAAGTTTAAAAGTTAGTAGAGAACTTGTTAAAAAAGTTTTAAACAAAACATTTAAACAAATAGAAATCAATCTAAATGAAGATAAAAACTTTATGTTCAAAGGATATGCAAAGTTTGTCAAATCTAAGAATAAGAAAAAACCGATGAGTAAAACCGAATTGTTTAATTTAAAAACGAAAGAAAAATGAAACCGAATATTATTATTGTGGGACCCTCAGGGTCAGGTAAGTCGAGCTCTATGAGGAATCTTGACCCTAAGTCCACAGCTGTTATTAACACAGAAAGAAAACAACTGCCATTCAAAAACGCTAATGACTTTATGAATGTTCCAGTTAAAAGCGTATCAGAATTTCACTCAGCTTTAGACAAAGCTATGGAAAGTGATAAAATTAAAACTATAGTTATTGAATCTTTTACCTCTCTTATAGAAATCATATATAGAGAAGCCGAAATAAGATATAAAGGCTTTGATATATGGGGTTATTATAATAAAGAGATAGGTAGAATATTAGATAAGTCTAAAAATTCTGATAAATATGTTGTATTTACTGCAATAGATGGAGTCTATGACGGAGAAAACGGAGTAGAGGAAAGATATGTAGCTATAGATGGCAACAGATGGAAAAAAAGAGTTGAGAAAGAATTTGTTATTTGTTTATTTACAGATACAAAAGCAACTGAAGAAGGGGTTGAGTATAGATTTAGAACTAATACCACAGGTAGAGATTCAGCAAAGAGTCCTATGGGTATGTTCTTAGATTTACATATAGATAATGATTTAAGAAAAGTTATCAGTGCATGTAAAAACTATTATTCAGAACCACAAACAGCTATAATGAATAGCACGTTTGCAGCATCAAAAGAAAAAGTTTAATTAAAAACCGAATAGAAATGTTTCCAAAATTGAATGAAACTAAAATAGAGACTCCTACAATCAAGTCAGATTACTTGGGTGCAGGAGCACATACAGTAGAAATTAGAAAATTTAAAACAAGCGATGAAGTTCCAGGTTATCAAGGCACACCTTATACAGAGTTTATGGTAGGTAATGATACAGGAATAGCATTCTTAAAATTTAGTGGTATAGACTCTCACACTAGTGAGGCTGCAGCTAGAGTAAGAACAGAGATATTTAAATCTTTTCTTATGGCAGCAGGAGCTACTACATTTCAAGACCCGCACATGGCTTGCAATAGTATTCTAAACAAAAACGTTGAAGTGTGTTTAGCAAAAAGAGAGTATTGGACTACAGACAGAGACACTAATGCTCCAGAAATTAAATCAAGAGTTGAATACAAATTCGCTAATCCTTTTGGTAAGAAGATAACTTTCAAAGAGAGTTATAATAAACCTATGTCAGCTGAAGATAGAGCTAGATATGAAGAAGCTGTTAAGCTTTCAAAAGGAGGTAATGATGATGTACAAACACCATTTTAAAATTTAAAATATGAAAATAGTAAATAACTTTACATCAAATGCAAGACAATGGGATAAGTTCAGATTAGAATTTAGACTATTAGGTTTTACATTTATTGAATTAAGATTTGACATATCAAGAAGATGTGGAAAATTAGTATTATTAAATGTGGGTATAGCCACTGACAACTGTGACTGCTAATGATATATAAGCACCGAGCTTTTATTAAAAACGGCAAGGTCACCTTTCAAGACAGT